ACGTCGGTCGCCATCGTAAGCCCGACCCCAGCTAGCAATCCGGGCCGGGCGCTCCGTGCGCCCGGCCCCAATCTGAAAGGCGAAAATGGAAACCCGAAGTGTAGACAAAGTCCTCGAAAAGATTCGCGGCCTGATCACGAAGGCCGAGAGCCTTGAAGAGGCTGGTGATACGGCGAGTCTGAATGAGGCGCAGGCCTGCCGCGAGCGCGCCGACGCGATGATGCAGAAGTATGCGGTCGAGGAATGGCAGACAATGCGCGCCGCTCCGGCCGCGTCCAAGCCGACCCGTATCAAGATCGACATCGGCGAAGAGGGCAACGAGTTCCTCAGCGATATGGCGACCCTCGTCAACATCGTCTCGAAGTTCTGCAAGTGCTCGTCAATCTGGATGGCCGGCTCGGCGTACAAGGCCGGTAACCGGCAAGAGTACTGCTGGGTGTACGGCTACGAGTCAGACCTCAAGTACTTCGAGCTGCTCTTCACGAACCTCTTCCTCCATATGAGCGGCGCCATCTTCCCGAAGCCAGATCCCGCCAAGACCCTCGGGCAGAACACCTATGAGCTTCACAACGCTGGGCTCAACTGGTTCGATATCGCCAAGGTGTACGGCTGGTACCAGGTACCGCCGGAGGCTCACGAGCCGGTAGACATGTACGTCAACCGCGAGACCGGCGTGCGAGCAACCTGGGCGCAGTCGATCGGCCGGTACAAGAAGGCGTACACGAAAGAGATTGCCGATCGAGGTGAGAAGTTCCTGCGTATCCCGGCCAACGGGAGCAAGGGATTCCGCGCCAACGCTGCGAGCGGCTACCTGGCCCGTATCCGGCAGCGCCTTGACGAGGTGGCCGGCAAACGCGGGAGCGGTACCGAGCTGGTCCTGGCGGACAAGGAGCAGAACATCAATGAGAAGCTGATGTCTGACTTCCCCGGCATGACGATGGCCCGTACCAAGAAGACGACCTACAATGAGACGGCCTACCGCAGGGGTACGGCTCACGCGAACACGGCCAACTTGAGCCCGGCGGCTGGCGCGGGAGCGCGCAAGCCTCTAGCATAGCCTGAGCAGGGGCCGGAATCCGGACCCTACCCCTACCCCGTAGGCGGGCCGCAATCCCGCCTACGGGGCTGTTAGGGGTCTTGCAGGGCCTATGTCCGGCCGTCTTCCGGCCGAGATCGGGACTAGACTATCAAGCCCTGTCTAGGATATAATAGAGGGGAGGAAGGGACGGAAATGACATCAGTTACGGATAAGTGGACCGTCGTACAGCACAGCGGCTTCGGCTATAAGGGCAACCCGCAGTTCGAGCACGCCGTCGAAGTGAGGCAGATTCACGTCATAGGTGAACTCCACCGAGTCGAGCGGGCTGGCGGCATGATCCTTGATAGTTATATGGAAGCCGAAGCCTTTGCCGAGCGGGCGAACTACCGGCCAAGCAACAAGGGCATCATTCCAGATGCCAGAGGAACCTTCAGCAACCTGAAGATCGACGACCTCTGCATCTACATTCCAGTGCGTGGAGAGCCAGTAGGATGATGTACACACTAACCGCTACGCCTAGCAAGCGTGACAACGGCATGTGGAAGTTCACATGCCCTCTCCACGGAACAGTTGGCTACAACTTCCGCGAGCCGAGCAACGCAGCCTTGGCGATAGATACCTTGAAGAGCCATATGGATGACAAGCACCCCGGTATAAAGGTGCGCATCCAGATTAACGGCCAGTACACTGTCCACACCACATACACCGCGACGACCGTAGTCCAGACGAAGGGGGATTTGCTATGATCATGCCACTCCCCGACATCTTCATCAGGATCGCCGATTACATCGTCAAGATTTACCTCATCTGCGTGTACATGCACCAAACCGCGCTAGACCGGATAGTGGCGGCAGTCGTACTAACCGAGACACCGGTCAGGCTACACCATCCCTACTGCTAAGGAATCCTAGTGTACATCGTTCTTCAAGAAGTCAAGAAGCCTGCGAAGTGCTTCTACACGATCGCTGATGTCCGCACCGGCCGTGTTGTAGGCAGTGCCCGCGTGGACTATACCAAGCACAAGTCCTTCTGGACGTACAAGACCAAAGCCGGAGCCACGATCTCCAACAAGCACGAGAAGCGGGCGATGGCCGACGCCGTCAATCGATTCATTGAGGAAGGTAACTAAGTGGCATTCTTTCCAAACAAGAGAAGAGAAGCAGAAACTGACGCGGAGCTAGCCAGCTACGCCGATTGGGTCAAAGAGATAAGGGAGCCCGATATGGATCAAACCGGCATTCGCCGCCTAGAGTCAGAGATCCGCGCCAAGCGTAACGACATCCTAAACTCACTAGGCCAGCGCTACGTCCGCCCTCGCAACAACAAGATCACCGAGATCCGGCGCGACGTGGATACTCTCAAGGGCATGGTGTTCGCCTGGCTCTACATCAGCGGCAAGTACGATAAGGTACCAGCCCTCAAGGACGTCACCGAGGAAGTCAACGACCTCGCCATGCTCTGGCTCAGCGTCGATCTCACGAAGATGCTAGACACGGCTTACCCGAAAAGGGCACCGCGGGACATCTAAAAATTCTCGGAAATTGTTCTAGACTTCACGCCGCGAACGCGATATAATCGAGGGAGACGGGCGAGCCGACGGCTCACCGAAGGGAAAGGCGAAAGATGCCAGTCAAGTGTGGTAAGGGACATATCCACGACAGCGTCGCGGAAGTGCGTGCGTGCTACGGTGTGGGAAGCGACTCCCCGCGTCCGTACGCGGACTACAAGGAGAACAGGTTCGCCGGTAAGTGCTCGAAGTGCGGCGGCAAGGTCGAGCAGAACAAGGGCCGCGTCGACAAGACCGACTTCGGTTGGCAGGTTTCCCACCTCGACGGCCAGTGCCGGGAACTCCCCGAAAAGATCGATGTGAAGACGCCGGTCAACCCGGACCTCTACAGCGATATCCCGGTCGGGCACTACGCGACGGTGAGCCTCACCGGACATAACGACTTCGACTTCTGGCGAGTCGATCGCCCGGAGCAGGGAACGTACAAGGGACGCACGTTCGTTAAAAGAATTGTCGGTGGTAAGCCCGATCTGAACGTAAGCAGAGAAACAAAGTTCGCCGCGCTCGATGCTATTCTGACAGAAGGCATCGACGTGACGGCGCGGCGCTACGGCGTGGAATTGGGAAGGTGCAGCAGGTGCAATCGTTCGCTCACCGACCAGACTTCGCGCGAACTCGGTATGGGTCCTGAATGCAGGTCACGTGGCTAGAACATGGGACCAGAAGGCAAAGCCATGTACGGAATGTGGCAAGCCTTGTAATGCACGCGGCCACGGTACTACCGGACTCTGCCGTTCATGTCGTGGCAAATCCCAGCACGGGAAGAACCACCCAGAATACAAGCCACTAGCGGAAGTACACTCTACGCGACGACATCGCCGAATAGACATTGAGCGTGGCAAGGCGTCCGAGTATTATTGCTGTTGGTGCGTGAAAGATGAAGTACTCAAGCCTGCTAAAGACTGGGCGCGAATACACAAAACATCTGGACTAGATCTTTGGATGGATTACATACCGCTGTGTAAGTCGTGCCACAACAAGTATGACAAACCACAAAGAAAATGCGAACCGGGATGTGTGTGTGGAAGACACAGGAGGCGATCCAGATTACCGTCTATATCCCGACCCTGGATAGGGTCGATATGATTCAGAAGACGGTGCCGCACTGGCTGGTACAGGAGATGCCAGTGCGGCTCGTGGTCGAGCGGCGCGAGTACCGCGCCTACACAGAACTCAAGAACAGAATGAAGTGGGGCAAGCAGGTGTACATCCTGCCGCTTCCCCTGGCCGGGCGCGGGATCGGGTACGCCCGCAACTACGCGGTGAAGCACGCCCGCGCGACCCACCTCGACGCCATCATCATGAGCGATGATGACGTCTACATCCACGACGACTCTGACGCTTGGGATCTGATCGACGCAGTCGAGAAGCCGGGAGTCCTGGGCGTCGGCGCAGTTCGCACCCTCCATGATAGGTTCACGAACGGCGCGATCTCCCGCAACCACGGCGTTATCCTGTGCCCTGGCGGCTGGGGATTCACCGTCAAGGCCCTCAATGTCCAGACAGCACTCAAGTGTGGCAATTTCGATCCTGCGCTCCACTCCTTCGGAGAGGATGCCGAGCTGGCACGCCAAGGGATTGCGAGGGGCATCCCCTGGCGTGTACACTGCGATGTCGTTTTCGTGTCGCTCAACAAGCGCCTCGACCCCGGTGGCTTCTCGTCCAAGTACCACACACTCGAAGGTCGTCTGGCCGGGGAGCTGGAGTGTCGCAGTATCATTCACAAGAGGTGGCCCGACTACACAAGCGAGCCCGACAAGAGACCGCGCGTGGCCTGGCAACGCATGCTTGATGACTACATCCCCGAGTGGCGTAATTACTCGGTTCTTCACGGAGGCGACATAAGCAAACTAAGGAGCCGTAATGGTACATAAGCGCCCGACTTGGGATGAGTACTTCCTCGGCGTTGCGCGGTCAGTATCCGCGCGAGCCGACTGTACCCGCAGGCTAGTAGGCGCAATCCTAGTAAGCCCCTTCACGCACGACATTCTCTACACCGGCTATAACGGAGCACCACGGGGTGAGCCCGGTTGCCTGACCGCGGGTGCCTGTCCGCGCGGGCAACACTACCTAGCGAAATCCGACGGCCCAGTCTCGTACTGTCTGTGTGGTAACTCCTGGCCGTGTCACCTCTCAGCCGAATCAGGAACTGACTATGACGTCGGCACAGGCCTATGTATCGCAATCCACGCTGAAGAGAATGTCCTGCTATGTGCCGGGCGAAACGCAATAGGAAAGTTTATGTACGTCACACACAAGCCGTGCACTATGTGTATACGGCTAATCAGGGGCGCAGGCGTGGACCGGGTAATCTGGCCCGGCGGTGAGGAGCTATTCGATGCCTAGAAGCGTAGTGGTACTTATCACCGTCACAGACCAAGGCCATATCAAGGTCGATGTCCGTGGCCCCTTCAGCGACAATAACTCAGTCATCGAAATACTTGATGCGGCAAAGACACTAGTGGAACAGGGCAACTTTGGTGGTGCCAGGCCAGACTTCAAGCAGGAGCCGCCTAGCCACGGCTACTGGGGAGCCGACGACTACCCGGAATAATTTCGAAAATTCAGTAGACTTCGGACCCGTGGCTACGCTATAATAGAGGTACGGCCGGAAAGCCCGGCGCAGAGTAGGAACCGACGTGAGACTAAAGGCGACCGTAACTACGGACGGCAAGAGGGTCTTGGCGCGCATAGACTATGCGAACGGCCAGGGCCCGAAGCGGGCCAAGAATGTCCCCGGCGCGAGAGCCGACTGGGATAAGAGCAAGACCCCGAACGAATTCCTGGGGTGGAGTTATCCACTCACTATGGATTCCTGTCGGGCGCTCCGTGAGGAGTTCGGCGCGGACCTGATGATCCTGCCGCCGCTCGCGGACTGGGCGCGGGAGCAGATCGCCCGAGAGCGAAGCCTGGAGGCGTTCCGCGAGGAACAACTCGAACAGGTTAACTTCCTGCGAGTCCAGGCCGAAGCGCCGCAGCTGCTAAAGGCGATGATGAATCGCAAGTATCAGATCGCCGGGGCGGCGTTTATGATCGCCGGTAAGCAGGTGATCCTCGGCGACGACCCCGGACTGGGGAAGACGCTCCAGGCGCTCGCGGCGCTGATCGAGAACGACGCCAAGAATATTCTCGTCGTCTGTAAGCGAACCGCGACCCGCACCGTGTGGGAGCGCGAGACGCTGCGCTGGACGGACATTAAACCGTACGTCGCCCAGGGTGGCCGTCCCGAGCGCGAGGCGGTGATGAATGAGTTTGCCGCTCGCCGGGGTGGCCGGAAGATGCTGATCATCAATCTTGAGATGGTCCGCGCGAAGCGCCACGAACTGTGCCCCGACAGTCCGAGTGGCGAATGCGTGTACGGCAAGAATCCGCCGTCGGGACACCGTCATACCTACCCGGCCGAACCGGACTGGCCGTTCCTCACGGAGCGTAAGTGGGACGCGATCATCATCGATGAGGCCCACAACCTCCTGGCGTCTACCGCCAACGTCCAGTCGAAGCGGATCACGCAACAGCGGTTCGGCGCGATCCAGATTCGACGGCAGCTGAACCCGAACGGCCTAGCTATAGCACTCAGCGGAACCCCGTTCCGCTCGAAGCTGGAAATGGGATGGGGAACGCTCAACTGGCTCCGACCGGATATCTTCAAGGGCTACTGGAACTGGGCTGAGACCTACTTCGGTGTCGAGGATGGCACATACGGCAAGATCGTCGGCGGCGGCGAGAAGGTTCTGGAGCCCAAGAACCCGAAGCGGTGGGACGCTATGCTCCGGCCGTACTACCTGAAGCGCACTAAGGCCGAAGCCGCGCCCGACTTGCCGCCTATCCAGTTCGCTGGTACGCCAATCGATTCGGAAGATCCGGACTCGCCGTGCTACGTCCAGCTGGAGATGGATAAGGAACAGAAGAAAGCCTACGCCAGTATGGCGTCGATGGCTGAGGCGATTCTGGAATCGGGCAAGATCACCGCGACGGGCACGCTCGCGGAGATCACGCGCCTACGCCAGTTCGCTACCGCGACCCATATCCACGGCGAGGGTAGGCAGCACCTAATCCCGAAGCTGCCCAGCAATAAGATCGAGTGGCTTATCGACTTCCTCCAGGAACGTGAGTCAACGGGACAGAAGGTAGTGGTCGCGAGCAGCTTCAGTAGTCTAGTCGAGCTAGCGGCCGAGACAATCCGGAAGGAGTGCGGGATGGAAGTCCTGACTCTGACCGGCGATACCAGCGACCGCGACCGAGTTCACCTAGTGACTAGGTTCCAGGATCCCAACGACAGTCTCCAGGTAGTATCCCTCAACCGGAACGCGGGCGGGGAGTCGATCACCCTGGACGCGGCGGACGAGATGGTCGTGCTCGATATGCCGTGGATCTCTGACCGCGACGAGCAGTTGTTCTCTCGTATCCACCGGGTATCGAGAGTCCACAACGTGGAGATCTACCGGCTAGTCTCCACGGGTACGATCGACGCTATGATCGCCGGGCTGAATGAGGAGCAGCGCGAGGTCGTGTCGAAGGCAAGTCCGCGCCGCCTCAGCGAGATGATTAAGGAGAAGTAGTGACTAACCCGATCCACGTCACCGGAACCCCGGAGAACAATTCCGTAGTCGCAGTCAACGTACGACTGTACTACCCGGCCGGAACTCCTGACGAAGACATCTTCGATGACGTCAACGACTCCATGGGCAACAGCCCGATCCTCGTCAGCGCGTATATGATGCTGAGCGACGGCTTCGGCCACCTAGTTCCCGACGACAAGCCTATCGCGTGACGGCTGACGAGAAACGCCGCGAGCGGCACAAGCGCTACAACCAGAGCGCGAAGGGCCAGAAACGGAACAAGCGCTACGAAGCGAAGCACCCTGAGCGTAAGATCAGGTGGGAGGAAGCGCGGAATGCCATCAGACCACGAACCGGCTGGTAAGACAGAATGGGAGCTAGATAATGCCTGGTACGAAGCGTACGCCGACAAAGTCCACTCCTTCGGCAAGAAGTGGCCAGACCACCTCACGGACGCCGAAGCCAAAGCCTGCGTCGCCCACGCCGACACCGTCGCCCGCCGTCCAGCCGACGAGCAATGGGACCAAACACAAGACGACGCCTAAGCGGGCCTGGCGCCTCCACCCGTACACGATCGAGCTAGTCTACAAGACTAGCCCGGACGAGTCAAAGTCGTATAAGCGGAAGACAACTGTCCGCGCCACGGCTTCTAATAAAGCTCTGATCATGGCGGGCTTCGAAATTGGCCGTGACGTAGACATAGACGACATCCACATAGTGTCGGTGACGGTCGATGCCGCGCACATCTAACCGGGCTGAGATCCCGGCCCGCGCTAACGTCACGGGTATTCGGACAGACCTGATGGTCAAGTTCGGCTACTCGTACGAAGCTGCCAATAACGTCATCTACTACACCGTCCACAACCAGACAAGCAACGCGAGCGAGTGGAAGACCCCGAACGCAGAAGGGTTCATTACCCTGCGCTATCACGGCCTGTCGCGCTTCACACTAGAAGATCATACGGAAAAACCCGATAAGCCTCTAGCCATCCGGCCGCTGCCGAGGTATAATCGGGAGAGTAAGGGACTTCCTGCCCGAAGGACAGACACTACCAACACACGAAGGGACGCTCCTATGCCACCTGCGAGAGGCCGTAGGGCGGCCACTGCGCCGCCGCCACCCGCCGAGCCGGAACAGAACGGCGAAGTTGACTTCCAGAAGTATCTCGACAAGGATCTCTCGCCGACGATGTCGGACTACGTGGAGTGGTTCGAGGACAACGTCGCGGCACTTGAGGACGTTCCCGTCGACAAGCTGCTCGCGCTCGGCTCGTCCCTGTACCCGCACTTCCAGAAGTCCGACTTCAACGTCGAGCGCCGCGAGGCGCGCAAGACATCTCGCGCCCCGGAACCGGAGCCTGAGCCGGCCAAGCCCGCCCGCGCCGGTCGTGGTCGCCGCGCCGCCGCGCCGGAACCGGAGCCAGAGCCAGAGCCCGCGCCGGCACCGGCCGCCAAGCGTGGTCGCGGCCGTCCCGCCAGAGCCGCCGCTGCCGAGGCTCCTTACTAACCCAAACCCCTAGCCCGGTGCGCTCCGATCTCAGTCTCAGAACGCCGGGCTAGGCCCCCGTCCCAGGCGGCCAGCCCCGCCCCCGCAGGCCCCCTGGCCGTCTGGGACCCAACTCTTCCGCCACTCCCGCCAGGAGATGCCGGTGTCTGACCTACCTATTCTGCGAACGTCCGAGCGATCTGCTTTCAAGCGATGCGCCTTTCGCTGGTGGCTTGAGTACCGACACGGCTACCGACCGCGGACCAAGGACGCGGACGCCCTGTGGTTTGGAATAGGCATACACGAAGCCCTCGCTGCATGGTACCTGAAGGGCAAGCGACGCGGACCTCATCCGGTCGAGACCTGGGAAGCCTGGACGACCGAGGAAATTGCTTTTGCTAAGACTTACCTTGACGATACGTTCGATGAGCCGGTATGGGTTGACGCGGTAGAACTCGGCACGGCGATGCTTGAAGAGTACGTTGACTACTACGGCCGGGACGAACAGTGGAATATCATCGCTACCGAGCAACCGTTCCGTGTCCGCATTACCCGCGAGAAGAGGCCAGTTGCCTACTTCGCCTCGCGCTGGGATGGCGTAGCGCGGGATGAAGGCGACGGGAAGATATACCTGCTAGAGCACAAGACTGCTAGCCAGATTATTACCGCGTACCTGGAGCTAGACGACCAGGGCGGTTCCTACTGGGCAGTTGCCTCTCAGCTTCTCCGCGCCAAGAAAATCCTCAAGCCGAACGAACAGATCTCTGGCATCATCTACAACTTCCTTCGGAAGTCTCTGCCCGACGACCGGCCGCAGGATGCTGATGGCAACTACCTTAACAAGGACAACTCGATCTCGAAGCGACAGCCACCGGAGCCTTTTGTCCGGGTTATGGTCGAGCGCTCCGCTAAAGAGCAGCGCACTCAGCTAGAAAGGATTGCCGATGAGGTAACGGTAATGAGCGCCGCGCGAAGTGGCGCTATCCCTATCACGAAGACGCCGACGAAAGACTGTCCGCGCTGTCCGTTCTGGATTCCCTGCGGACTACACGAGCGAGGTAGCGATGCCTACCAGACCGTACTGAAGAACAACTACATACAGATCGATCCCTACGGAGACATGCGAAAGAGTGCGTGATGCCACCAACTAGAGGCCTGCGAGGCGCACGGCCAGGAACGCAGGCAAGGCAATCAGCAAAGCAATCAAGGGAAGCGCCGCTCTCTATGATGGAGGCGGACGTTGAGATCGTAACCGAGGATCTGTCCGAGTCTGGACAGACGGCTCCGGTCAACATTCTAGTCCATGGGCCGTCCGGCCATGGCAAGACCCTACTCGCGGGTGGCGCGGCCGACGGCTCACGACAGGTGACCTTCCTGTCTACCGAGACGGAGGGAGTAGCCAGTGCCCGCGCCGTCGGGTCCCAGGCCCGTCTATGGCGCTGCCCCTCCTGGGAGCACGCCGTCGCCGGAGTCAAGAAAGCCGAGCAAGAGTTTACGATCGCCGACTGGCTGGTCGTTGACTCCGGCACCAAGATGCAAGAGATGTATATGCGCTGGATTCTGGAACGCGAGAACAGCATCAACCCGCAGCGCGACCTCGACATCCCGGCGATCCAGAACCACCAGAAGTACCAGAACGGCTTTAAGCGCTGGACCGACCGGCTCATCGACGGCCGGTTCAACGTTATCTTCATCACCACGAGTATGACGGCCGACGACGCCGAGGGTGAGGAGAGGATCATCCCTCACCTGCTAGGCAAGAAAGGCGAGATCTCTGACTATGTCAGTTCTCAGTTCTCGGTCGCCCTGTACTATAGTGTGGCGCGCGAGTCCCGTGAGATGCGCGGCCCGATCCTGCGCCGTGCTCTTGCTCAGCCGTACCCTCCCTGGTACGCCAAGGACCGTTATATGGCCCTCGGGCGGTCCTGGGACGTGGAGGATGGCGACTACTTCGCCATGTCGAAGATGATCGAGGCAATCGACAAGGCGAGGGGAGCCGCAAGTGACGCCGAGGAAGAAACCCAACCCCGGCGCTCCGTCCCTCGTCAAGCTCGCCGATCCCGACAGTCAGTCTAAGGAGTGGCTACACAAACACGTTCTCAAACGACACCCCGGAGTCAGGTTCGTAACCTGGGGAGACCATGATGCCAATCACCGTCTATTCCAAGACTACCTAGATCACACTCACGAAAGGGACTAGCATGGTTCGCATTCGGCAGGAAGATGTCGACGACCTCGACGTTGATGAACTCGAAGCACTCGAATACTCCACCGAGACGTTCGACAGCTACGACGGCGAAGTGCCGCCGAAGGACATCACACTCGCGGGCTACGTCAAGAAGATGTGGTGGACCCGTTCGCAGGCGGGCGACCCCATGCTCAAGATCCTCTGGGTCGCGGCCGAGAACGACGGCGACAATGACGAGTACAACGACTGCCCCTTCTGGCTCAACTACGCTCTGAACGGCGGGAGCAAGTTCCGGTGGGCACCGTTCCTCGACACGTACGGGATCACGCTCCGACAGATCAAGAAGCGCGAGATCGACCTGGCCGACAAGGACGACCAGAACGGCGCGCCCATCAACAAGATCGGCAGCTTCCGCCCCGGTGAGGAAAACGATGAGGCGTGGTGCCGCATCGTGACCGGCGCGGAACGCTACAACGGTGAGCCGAAGCCGGCCATCGCATCCTGGCTTCCGTACGACGCGGAGGATGAGGAGCCCGACGACGAGCCAGACGACGAGTACGATGACGAGTCCGACGACGAGCCAGAGCCGGAACCCGAACCGGAGCCGGAACCCCCGGCCCGGAGCAGGGGACGCGCGGCCCGGAGCGCGCCCGTAGCGGCCGAACCCGCGCCCGCCCGTAGGGGAGCCCGCGCCGCGCCCGCAAAGCCGGAGCAGCCCGCTCCGGCCCGTGGAGCGCGTGGTGCCCGACCGGCGGCGAAGCCCGCGACACCGGCCAAGGGAACCTCGCCTCAGGTTCGCAGCCGGGGTCGTGGCAAGGCCGCCGCTGCCGGATACGACGACGAGCCACCGTTTTAATCCCATCGCAAGAAACCTAGCGCTAGAGGTCAGGCGGCTCCGTGAGGAGGCTCGACAGAGTTTCCTCCGGGCCGTCTGGTCCGGGGAGTGGTCACAGTGAGTTACCTAGAAGACAGCATCGACTGGCAGATCATCCATTACGTAGACAACTGGCTAGATGAAGAGCTACCCGACTACTACCGCGACCAGCCACTAGCCCAGGATTGGGCGCGGATCTCCAAGGTTATCGAGGAACTGGGCGAAGCGGTAAGCGCGATGATCGGCGCAACCGGCCAGAACCCTCGCAAGGGAACTACCCATCACAAGGACGATATCCTGAACGAACTCGCGGATGTCACGATGACGGGAATCCTCGCCATCCAGCACTTCACCAAGAATACGAGTGCGACGCGGGAAATCCTGCGCAACAAGCAGTCCTTCATCTACCGGCGAATGATGGATCTGGAAGAGAAGAAATGAAGGTTGTAGTACTCGGCTGCGGACCAGCCGGGCTCGCGGTAGCGACGGCTGCCGTCCAGTCGGGACACGAAGTCCTTATCGCCAGTCACGAACTTATCCCAAGTACACAGTACGGTTGCCAGTACCTACACGCACCCGTACCGGGATACGAGAACGTACCAAAGACACGAGTTGACTATCACCTAGTCGGCACGGCCGACGAGTACCGAGTCAAGGTGTACGGCCGCAAGTGGCAAGGCCGGGTATCGCCGGAAGACTTCATAGGTGAGCACGACGCCTGGGATATCCGCGAGACGAATCGCAGGATGTGGGATGACCTCCACAAGTCCTTGCGAGTTACGTTTATGGAGATCTCCCGAATCCGATCGGGGTTGATCCCCGACGAGATATACAACTGGTCTCCCGAGAAGATCATCTCGACCATACCCGCGCCGAGTCTATGCTTTAAACCCGAGCACGTCTTCCGCGCACATCGCATCTTCGCCAACGGAACCGTCGTGCAGGGAACTCAAGATGTCAACACGATCGTGTGCGACGGTACGCCGGAAGTCGATTGGTACCGAAACGCCTGCGTCTTCGGGTACCGCACTATCGAGTGGCCACGCCGACCCAGTAATGGCGACGTGGTAGTGCCGGTCGCCAAGCCTCTCGCTACCAACTGCGATTGCTACCCAGAGTTCCACCGGATCGGCCGGTACGGCAAGTGGAAGAAATCATACCTAGTTCACCAGGCTCACCCCGAGGCGACGGAGATCCTGAATGGTTAGTGTTAGGAATCCTTCGAGGTCGCAGCCAATTATGAGAGGGGTAAAGCTATTGCGTGAACGACAGTTCCTCAGCGGCGACGGCCGGCCAGTCGTGGCGCTCGATATTGACGGGACGCTCGGCGACTACCACAAGCACTTCCTGTGGTTCGCGGAGAAGTGGATAGGCATCCCGATGCCTTCACCACTTGATATCAACCCCGGTCTACGCCTTAGTGAATTTATGAACGTTCCCCACCACGTCTACCGGGAGTGTAAGCTAGCCTACCGGCAGGGCGGCTTGAAGCGGTTTATGCCAGCCTACCCGTACGCGGCGGAACTAACGCAGAATATCCGCGCGACCGGCGCGCAGGTGTGGATCTGTACTACCCGGCCGTACCTACGTCTGGACAACATCGACCCCGATACCCGCGAGTGGCTACGCCGCAGTGATATCAGATACGACGCCGTCATCTTTGAGGGTGTACCTTTTGATGATGACCCTCCGGTGACCAAGTATACTGACCTAGTCCGCCAGGTGGGTGTCAACAGGATCGTTGCGGCGACCGACGACCTTCCGGAACAAACCGCTGATGCGTTTAAGCAGGGTATCCGGCGGGTATATCTAAGAGATCAGCCGTATAACCGGCGCGATAACGTAAGGGGACTGCGCGTAACAAGTCTCGAAGATCTCTGGTTTAACGTCCGAGATGACATCGAATACTGGAAGGGGAACAATAGGCCGTGAAGAAAACGTTTTGCGACGTAGACGGAAAGCAATGCGTCAACACGACCGTCCATATACACATCCAGGTTCAACATCACACGAAGGACGGACAGATCGTAGGGGAGGATTACTTCAAGCCGATAGAAGTCTGTACTGACTGCGAGACTCTTCTCAAGAGACTCTTCCCGCAAGCGTTCACTCTGGATAAGCAAATGGATCAGATTCACATAGCGGAAACTCCGGTCGCCTACGAAAACGCACGGGCAAGAGAAGCAACATGGGAAGACATGCAGCGAATAGAGAGGCAACGAGACCATGACTGAGTATGACGAGTTCGCCACAGGAGAAGAGAAGAGCAGGCTCCCCGCCCGCTGGGCTGACGTGGCGATGTACTCGGCCCCTCCGCTCGTGGAGCCCGGCGACAAGATAACACCGCGGGTGAGCCTAGTCTCGATGACACGGAATCCCCTCCGCGTGATGGCCGCTGCCGCCGAGACGTACCAGGGAGGTGTCTACCGCGACCCGGCTACCGTAACCCATGCGCAATGTATGAAGTGGCTTAACGGCTTCAAAGACAGCGCTATTACTGCGCCCCTAGAATTCGTCAGCCTTCACTTCTACTTTGAAGGCGTGACGCGGGCGTTTACGCACCAGCTTGTCCGGCAGCGAACCGCGACATTCGTACAGGAGTCGATGCGGTTCGCCGTCAAGGAGAACGCCGCCTGGGAGGTAGCCGACCCGCCTAGCCTAGAAGGTCTGAAGGATGATCATCCCTGGCGCCTAACCTGGGACGCTGCTACCTCATACGCGGCGCAGGCATACAACCGGCTAGTCGCTAACGGTATGCCCGCCGAAGATGCGCGCGGACTCCTGCCGACGAATATCACGACCCGCGTCCACTACCACACGGACCTCCTCAACCTTACCCGGCAGGCCGGTAACCGGCTCTGCTCTCAAGCTCAGCACGAGTGGAAGATCGTCTGGAACCAGATGATCCTCGCTATCCTCAACTACGGCTCGACCGACGAGAGATGGCAGCAGAAGGAGATCGTCAAGTTGTTCAAGCCGGTCTGCTACCAGAAAGGCAGCTGCGGCTTCCACGGACCCGCCGACCGCTGGTGCGTTATCCGCGACCGCGTTGACGCTCACGCCGCAGCCGGCGATCCCTCGGACACATGGACTGATATAAATCCGCGCGAACCTCTCCATCACGCAGCCGCCAGGAAGCCTAATGCCTGAGACTCCGGAACCAACCAAGGAAATCGAACACGTCCACGGTTGGGAGATTCTTGACAAGTGGTCCCCGCCCGACGTACCACATCACCCACGCCTCCGCGTCGAGCAAGTGACGTACGTACTGATCAGGTGTAAGACCTGTAATCTGCCACAGACCGTCGAACTCGATGGCGTCTGGACTCTCGAACAACTACTCAAAAACCACGCAAGGATAGAACACCGTGAGTGATGATGAACTCCGCGAGGCAGCATTCGACTTCATACGCAAGCTAGGAGTCGAATCAAATAACGACGCAATTAGCCAGCTAGCCGGGCCGTTCGCGGAAGCCCTCAAGATAATCTGCGAGCGTGGATACATCACCGAGCCCGGCGCAGAAACATGGCGCATGCGTGGCTGGAAGGGACTCGTTCACGATATCATAGACAAGGCATTCCGGCTACGACTCCGTTCCTGGCGTCGCGATGAGTTCGACGGAGACTCCGCGATCGACCTTATCAATTTTTCCGGCTTCTATTGGCGACTCAAGAACCAGGGCCGTAAGTGGGGAGAACTAGGAGAACCAGGATGATAAGCGCCCACACGCACGGTCACAGTTACGTAAACCTGTACGTTAGCCCGCTCTCGATAGCATGTATCGTTATCGTCGTGCTTATCATCGCTATCGTGATGTGGGAGACCAGGAAAGGGAACTAATGCCCGAGAAGAAAGTGACAGACGACCCGCGCTACCTCGCGGCTATCGACCTGATCGGCCGTACCGGCGCGACGGAGTTCAAGATCGGGTACTGCGATGAAGAAGCACCACCCGTCGTCTGGTACGTCTGTGCTCTCTACGGAGACCACTGGGAAGTATCCGGAGGACAAGGTCCACTCCTGGCTCTCTTCCGGATGCTGGAGGCACTTATCGATGGCGGCGTCTGTATGCACTGTAAAAAGCCGACCGGCTTCGAGCCAAGCGCCGATCCGACAATACTCAACCGGCTAGTATGCTGGTACCAGTGGGACCCAAGTACCAAGAAATACGCAAGGGGATGCGCGTGATAATACCTACCGGCAACTGGGCAGGCTTCGAATGGAACGGAGGTACCGTCGCGGCTGCTAAATTCGTAGTGCCGAACTTCCCCTACGCGAAGATGTCGCCGCAGGAGAAAAAGAACCAGACGGATATGGCTATATGGGTCGGCCTGTACGGTTACCCGCACATCGAGCAGATCGGCATCTATGACTATGTCACAGCGGGCAAAGTCAACTGGGCCGGCTTCTGCGCTTTCTGGCCCGGTGAGAACATCAGCTGTGGCCACGGGATCTCTACCGACGACACCATGTTCGTCTCGGTACACCGCAACGGCCTAACCTACACGATGTCGATGCGTGACGCGGGACCACATAACGTCTGGTCGATATCGATCACCAAGACTCTTCTAAACAAAGACACCGAGGCTGTCGCGGTAATGGAAGATACCAACTATCCCGGTACGCCATTCACGCCGCTTACCCAATTCACTCCATTCCGTATGGCGACATCCGGTTACCCCACTAACGAGTACCGCGACCGCTTTAGCTATGCGGTGCGGACTAGCTTCCGAAGCATCGAGGTCGAGTGATGATACCATCAGGTACAATATACATTCTTCCAAAGGAAGGACCGTCCTGCCCTACTCACGGCGGGCATATGAAGTTGAAGTTCTCCATGGACCTTTATGAGTGTATGGGGTACGACGGCGAGGGATGCGACTACACCATAATGATGGAGACGATGCTCATAGAAATAGGGACTACCGATAGCCTACGTTTCGAGGTATAATAGAGGTATGAGGTACGTCAGCCTACGGACAAACAGCGCGGAGTATCAGAAGTGTCATCGAGCTGTGCGTGAAAAGTACGGCAAGGTGACAGAATACGAATGCGTAATTTGCGGAAAGCCCGCTAGGGACTGGGCCTGGCGTCACTACACTGATCCTCAAGATCCGGATAATTACGAGCCTATGTGTCGCAAATGTCACAAGGCATACGACCTCCCTGAATTCATAAAGGAAGAACGCGCTGCTAAGCGTGCTGAAGGAATACGCAAAGGATGGACTCCGGAGCGAAGAGAAGCGCAAAGAAGAAAGGCACTAGAACAATGGGCTAGTGGCAATCTCTCACGAGAAGAAACAAGCGAGCGAGCACTACGCGATAAGCCGTGGCTAGGTAGACGACCGTGGAACGGAGGTGAGGCCAGGTGAGGTATGTCAGTCTACATCACCACTCTTTACGTTTAGCCACGGTGATGGTCACAAGCTGCCGTCCGTACACGTAGCTCGCGCCGCTGAGCTAGGCTACAGCGCTATGGCCTTGACAGAACACGGCGGTACGTCAAGCCACTTTCAATTCGAGAAGGCAGCACTCAAAGCCGGAGTAAAGCCGATCTTTGGCCTAGAGGCTTACTGTGGCCCGGTCGATGAGACCCGAAGCCAATGGAAGTACCACCTGACTATCCTCGCAGGGAGTAGTGATGGATACCGGAACCTCAACCAACTGGTCACCCAATCTTGGCGCGACCACCACTATCATCCAACTGTTTCGGGATCTAATCTCCGCGATAACTCAGGCGATCTCTTCATTCTTTCAGGCTGTACTGGAAGTCTTCTCGCCTGCTCCCTCGTGGGTGGAAAGGGAATACTGGAACCGCGTACCCGTGACGGATATGACTGGGGAATGGCGCGACGCGTCATCAGCCGTTTTTCCAGACTATCGGGAGAACGTTACTTTCTTGAGGTCCAGCCCTTCTACGAACTTGAGAAGACCTGCCGGATCAATCCAGCTTACGAGAGGCTCTCCAGGGAAACTGGATGCCCTCTTGTTGCCACCTGCGACGTTCACTATCCACGGCCAGAGGATGGAGAGATGCAGGCCATCCTACACGCAGTACATCGAGGCAATCAATCGATCGATGATGCAATGAGAGCGTGGAACTATTCGGTTCCCATGACGCTCCCCGAGTCGGACAAGGCTCTGGGAGAACGTCTGATGAAAACCGGCCTATCCCGCGCGGCGGCCTGGGAAGCTATCCTTAACACCGAATGGATAGCTAGTCAGTGTAACGTAACCCTCCCCAAAGCCGACAAGCTAGTCTACCCAATCTCAGAGAATGATCTGAAGCCATGGACGTAAGCGCGGAAGAACTCTTGTGGACATGGGTGAGGTTTGGCTGGTCCTATCGCCGGATAAGCTCACTCCCGCGTGCCGAGCAGGAATGGCACGTCGAGCGGATTAAGCGCGAGATGGGGATGATCCTGAAGAAAGGCTTGGCCGATTTCTTCCTGTTTACCTCCGACGCTATCCGGTTCGCTAAGGACAACGGCATTCCGATCGGGCCGGGCCGTGGCTCTACTGCCGCGAGCGACGTAGCCTACATGCTCCGGATTACCGAGGTGAACCCGTTCCGGTATCCTGGCATGATCTTTGAACGGTTCCTGGACGAGACGCGGCACGATCCGCCCGACATCGACATCGACTGTAGCGATGACAGACGACACGAGGTCTACGAGTACCTAGCCAACAAGTATGGCAAGGACTGCGTCGGGCACATCGCGAACTTCGTGAGATACCGCGGCAAGAATTCCCTCGCTGATGTAACGAATGTCTACAACATTCCTATCTACGCGCGGGAAGGTGTAGCCAATCTCCTTATCGAGCGATCGGGCGGTGACTCACGGTTCGATGCTACGCTGGAGGATACGTTCGAGCTATTCCCTGAAGCCGCCAAGATACGCGAAGACTTCCCTGACATTGAAAAGGCTTGTCGCCTCGAAGGTGATGTCCGCGGCATGTCAGTACACGCTGCCGGCCTAGTCGTAGCGAACCGGCCGCTAACCGATATCTGCGCTGTGTACGAACGTGACGGCGCGCGGGTTATGTCTATTGACAAGTACGACATTGAGTACGTAGATGCCCTGAAGCTAGACTTCCTTGGCCTTACGACTATGGGGATGATAGCCCGCTGCCTCGACCTGGCCGGCCTTACCCTGGAGGATCTCTATGCCATTCCTGACACTGACCCTCTCACGATCGACGTATTCGCCAAAGGAGACGTTGTTGGTGTATTTCAATTTGAGGGTCGCGCTACGCGGCTCGTCAACCGAGATGTACACCCAGATCACTTCATGCACATCGCGGACATCAATGCGCTATCTCGTCCTGGACCACTATTTTCCGGACAAACGGCCGCGTACGTGGATGTTCGACATGGGCGCAAAAAGGCTGAGAGCCTTCATCCGCTCATTGATGAAATCACAAAGCACACCTACGGACAGATGATCTATCAGGAACATATCCTCTCCTGCCTAAAGGATGTCGGCGGGCTCGCATGGACGAACGTTCACCACATTCGCCGCATTATCGCCAAGAAAGCCGGACAGGCTGCCTTCCAACAGAACTTCGAGATCTTCCGGGACGGAGCCTATAGACTCCACGGGATAGATGAAGAACTGGCCGAGAAGATCTGGCGCCGTCTCGTTACAGCCGGAACCTATGCCTTTAACATCGCGCACGCCGTCTCCTACTCGCTGCTAGCTTTCTGGACAGCGTGGCTAAAGGTCAACTACCCCGTCGAGTTCTACGCGGCATCCCTGGCTAAGACAACTAACGCCGACACGCAGTTCCGGCTTATGCGAGACGCCCTAGCTCACTCGATTGACGTGAAACCGCCATCTCTTGCCTACTCCCGCGCCAACTGGAATCCTGTACCGGGGGTCGGCAAGAGATGGCGGTTTCACGT